CCTTCTCAGACTTATTGGAGGTAATAGCTACTGCGCCTGCGATTGCACGGCTGATTACAGTACCTTCTTCATCTAGTGTATCGGTCCAGAGCGAAGACCATTCGGCCTGTAACTCTGTATTAGTGATACGGATGTTGAAGTGCTGACCAGCGGCTTTTACACCACTGGTGAGCTCTACACCAACTTCATCATAGGTCGGTTTAGTGACCCAGATGACGTCGATCTCATCTATCTGAATACCAGACTTGAAGCGCCACTCCATAACCGCAGGAGTGACTACTTCATTGAGCTCATCAAGAACAGCTAGTTCTACAACTACCTCTTCCATGAAGCCGAGGTCTTTAGCCTTGACCAACCAGACCTGTGGGTTCTTTACCCGAATGCTCAGGTCAATCATGGTAGTACCTCCTCTGGTTCATCTGGTTCAGTTGGTTCCTCTACAACGTATTGCTCTGGGAACTGTAGTTCATGCGCTGTTAGCATCTCAGCTTCAGTCACGAACTCTTGTACTACAGCGTCATCTCGGTAGGACACGACAGTCCCCACTAGGGAGACCGCCGCTGAGTTGATGATGTAGTAACCTTCTGTCTTGGTTACGATAGCCATTACGCTATTCCTCCATCTGTGATTACCCATAGATCAGTACTGATCAGGTTAGCCCTTGCAGCCGCTGCGGTTCCACCACCTGTGTAGGTGCTGTTGCCGAAGTTAGGCGTCATAGCGTCGAACGGTTCCTGTGCATCCCAGTTGATTAGGAGTGCATCGTAACGAGCGGTAGGTAGGGTCACGTTAGTCATGAAGTTAGACAAGTCACCTGTTGAGTTAAGACCTTCGATGTTGAAGTCCTCGACACCAATGATGTCAGTAGTGCTAGTGCAGTTTTGGAACATGCTAGCCATATCCGTAACAGCAGCAGTGTTGAAGCTACTGACATCTAGAGAAGTAAGGCTAGAGTTGTCTTGGAACATGTTAGACATATTCGTAACAGCAGCTGTGTTGAAGTTACTAACATCCAGAGCAGTAAGGTTAGTGCATAAACGGAACATGTTAGACATAGTCGTAACAGCAGCTGTGTTGAAGTTACTCAAGTCTAGAGCAGTAAGACTATAACACTGTTGGAACATGTTAGACATACCCGTAACAGCAGCAGTGTTGAAGTTACTCAAGTCTAGAGCAGTAAGGCTAGAGCAGCCATAGAACATGGCATACATACTCGTAACAGCAGCAGTGTTGAAGCTACTCAAGTCTAGAGCAGTGAGGCTAGGACAGTCACGGAACATGTAAGACATATTCGTAACAGCAGAGGTGTCTGTAGTACCTGCTGTGAAACTAGTCATGTTTGAGCAGCCATGGAACGCATTGTTCAACTTAGTCCAACCAACTATACCGAGGTTGTCTACGGATTTCACCTTGAGCTTATCACCTGCGTCATTGAAGAAGATGTTAGGGAAACTACCTCTGATACGGATCAAGTGATCCCCAGCAGTTGCGAAGGTGTGCGTTAGGTTAGCATCATTGTAAGCTGTGACTGTAGATACAGAGCCATCGCCCCACTGAATACCAGCATTGAACGTACCTACGTTCTGACATGGGATCGTGAAGGTTTCATTGGCTGTTGTAGTAGTAACAGTCATTGCGAACTCATCTGTGAACGTAGGTGCTGATGCTGCAGCAATACCAGTGTCACTGATGTCTTCACCCCAGACCCGTAGCGACTTGATTGTACCGTTGAAGACAGGACCAATCTGGAAGTCATTAGCTGAGCGGTCAGGGATAGCAGTTGGTGTGGTGTTAGCTGTGAGTGCTGTACCGTCCACTGCGCCGTTGATGAACGTAGAGCCGTGTCGTGCACTCAGGTTAAACGGACTGAAGACACCTTCAGCAATCACTCCATCGGATGAGTTCGCTACGTCCTGTACACCAGCATCCTTCTGTATAAAGTACACCTTCCCTGAGTCTGTGGTGTACCCACTAGCACGGCAAGTTATGAAGTCGGTTCCATCGGTCCAATCAAAGAATACTCCGTCTGTAAACGAACCCCCATCAGCATAGGTAATCTTACCCTGCATCTGGATAGACACAGCGTCTGTGTAGGCAGGCATGTTAGCCGCAAGGACTGTTAGTGTCTCAGCAGCACGAGTGACTGTAGCAGTTGTAGTGGGTATGTAGCTGGATGGGGTTGAGCCAGCTTCTAGTTGTGCGCCCCAGAGAATAGATGTGCCATAAGTGTTTGCGACGAGTCCGACCGAATCATTAGTACGCAAAGGGTAAGCCCTCAAAGACGTGCATCCAACAGGTGTCGTGACAGTCTTAGTCACACGATACCAACCGTTACCAACGGATTCTCCATCGGATATAGTGTACTGTGTTTGGTCAACCCATGCGGAGTTTGACTGGTCGTAGAACCCGTACACATGTGCAGTTGCTGTTCCCGACTTGATGTACCAGCTAAACGAATATTGGGTCGAGGCAGACACAGTAGAAAGTTGATATGTGAAGTCGCCGTTGCTTACAAGTTCAACACTATCTGCGGTCTGAGTACCGTCAGGTGATACAGACTGATTAGTCGTCACTATTACTGATGCGGCATCAATCCAAGCAGCAGTATTCGAGAAGTCCTCAGAATACGTCACCAGATTAGTCTGAGCTTGACTTTCATGAAGGATGCCTTCGTTAACCCACTCATAGCCATCATAGATGTGGTGGCCTACACGAGGCATATAAACAGCCGCAGACGTAGTTGGGACGTAGCTGTCGCCTCTCTCTGGGTTGTCTACCATGCCGCCTAGGTCGTCACGATATAGGTGTGCGCCCCAGATCAGGACATCGCCTATGCAATCAGTGTCAATTCCATTTGATGCGTCCCGTGTGCCAATAGTACAGTTTATACTCGTTCCAGAGGCAAGACCACCTGTGAGGGTGACTAGCTGCCACGCATTAGTCAGAAGAACTTTTATTGACAGTCCAGAGTTCCAAACTACTCCGTCATTGCTTGTTACCCGTACATGAGATGCAGCCCCTGTAGATGGTGCTTTTACCCACACTGCTAGTGCCAAGTTACGTGTTGGCACAGAAAAGCCCTGCCGTAAATAAGAGCCAGTCGGAAAACTAGCCAGATTCGCGGTACTAGAGCCATCAGGCGCAGTTCCTTGGCCCGACAATGCAGAAGCAGACTCGACTTTTACCCAAGCGCCGTTAGTAAAGTCCTCACTATACGACAATAAGTTATGAGGTGCCCACTTCAACACACCATCGCTGTCTGTCATAGTGGCATTGGATGCACGGCTGTGAGTAACAGTATCAGAAAGCGCAGTCTTAAGGCCATCTACACGGTAGTACTCTTCACCAAAGTCTAAAACAAACTCAGGCTGAATAGCACCAACACCATAGCGCAAGGCTACAAACGAAGCAGTGGTATTGCGTAAGTCTCTCATAGTCTCGTGGAAGCTACCATATTCAGAAACTAGGAACGAGCGGGTACGGTCACTCAAAGCACCTGTGTGGTTCAAGTCACCTAAAGCCTTGTAGTGCATATCGTTAATGGAACCAGCATAACCTTGGCTACGGAAGTACTGGAAGTCTTCATCTGTTGTTGGGAAGAATATCATACCTTAATCCTTTGGGTTTTTCTTACCAGCACTCTTGGTACGGGCATATGATCTGTTCTTAGACTTAGCTTGTGACTTCAGGTTGCTCTTACGGTTATCCTTTGGATTACCATTCTTATGTGCAACATCCTTACCATCACCCTTCTTAGCCTTACCAGCCTTAACCATAGCCGCTCTAGCAGCATTACGTGAAGCTCTACGCTTCTTCTGTTCTGGCTTGCCTTGGTAGTTGGCATACTCTTTCTTGTAGTCCCGCTTTTTAGCTGGCATTACAGATAGCCTCCCATTTAGCTCTGAAGTTATCTACTTCAATTATAGTTTGTGGTGTATCATTACGTGATACTGTAGGGGGTTCGATGCTGCATATAGCGTCAATCCCGTAGTCCACCGTTTTTAGACAGCCGCTTAGTAGCGCTATCAAGATCAGTGTTGACATCAACTTCATCAATTGCCTCCATGTTTTTCTTGTACTCTTTCAAGCCATCGACTTGCTGTTGTTTCTTCTGGTCCCGTTGACCTGCTTTGAATACTAGCAGGATCGAGGCCCCAGCAGCCAAAGCAAGCGCCACAAGGCGTCCCAACTTTGACCCAACAAACCCTAGTAACCACATCACTTACCTCCTGCTATCTGTTTTGCATATGCGTCTAAGCCAAAGGCTATAGTAACGAAGGCGAAGATTGGGGTGATGAAGAGTTCTACCATCTGTACGTTGCCCCAAAAGGCTAGTCCCCCAAGGAACACAAGCATCATCAATGCTAGTTCCCGCTTGAATGTCTTAGTGTTGATACTCACGCTAATCCTCCCTTAATGATCCAACTAACAAATGCTACAACAAAACCACCACCAATGATGAACATTAGTTTATTGAGGTTGGTGTTGAGGCTATCTTGAGAAGACTTGATGTGTGTAATATCACTACGCATCTCTACAATGCTTTTCTCTAGTCCGTGGTGCTCTTCAATATACCTAGCTTGAGTGGCCCTGATTTCAGAGATGTCAGCCGCTAGGTCTTGAATCTCCTTCTTAATATATACTAGCTCGGGTGTGCTCATGACAGAAACAAGTCCTTCTCAAGTTGACGGCGTTTAGTAAGCCCACGGAGAACCTTACCCTTCTGCTTATCCCAACGAAGAAGTTCATTGGCAGCACCGTTATAGTCTTTTTTATTTAGTTTTTTTAGCAAGGTAGACTTGCGGAATGCTGTGCCACCAACATTATAGATGAAGGAGGATAGAGCATCATATTGGTTTTGGTTTAGTGGTACTTGGACATACGTGTCGATTGCAGTCTCCACCCAAGCAAGGTCGTGCAGTAGTAGTGCATCAGCACCCGCTAGTGTAATGACCATACCCTTCTCAGCAGTCTTAGTGTGACCATAGCCGATTGTATAGACATCGTTGGGTGTTGGTAGATATGCCTTTAGGCGTAGGCCCTCAGACTCTTTGATTAGCTCTACGTTCTTAATGCCCGTAGGAGTCCCAGAGAGGCCCTGTGAGGCCCCTCCGTTCTTTTTAGTAGTGGATGTAGCTAAACCACTAAGGATGCTCTGTAGGAGGCTTAGAATAGCTTGGATAAACTTTTCCATTAGTCATCAGCCTCATCACGCATCTCATACAAGTCAGCTAGAAGCTCTTGACGCGCAGGTGTGCGTGGGAGAGCCTTAGTCTCTTTGATTAACTTAGTTACGTCAGAAGCCTTAACCTTACCACCACTATCAACAGTCTTAATTAGAGCATTGATTTTCTTAGTTGTGGCAGAACCTTCACCATGCACTGCGGAAGCATTACTTGCGAGAGAGAGTAGGTTCTCAGAGACCTCACTACTAACTGGTGCTAGGTCTTGAGTTGCAGCAGATGCCTTAAACGCTTCACCACCAGTACGATCAGTACGAAGGTTCTCACCCTCACCTGTTGGTGTCTGTACAAATGCACCAGCTCCAGAAGCAGGGGCTGAAGGTTGTACACCAAGGCTGGTAGTAGCTTCTGGTGCTACATCACTAGGTGTTGCAGGTGGTGTAGTTTGAGTGGAGTTAGTTGGTCGTCCACCACCACCATTGTTCCACTTGTTAATCCAAAGGTCAGCAAACTCACCAGCAGTCATATCTAAGCTACCACCGTTAAGGGTAATAGCGTCATCTGACAGAAGTGTGTTCACAGGACGATCAGGGTCACTTAGGAGCCTAGCAGCACCAGCACCACCTTGTTGGTGAGCTAGATAAAGTTCAGCGCCTGTTGGTTCACGTCCGAGTACCTTACGGAGTCTAGCAGCGTTCTGTTTAGCAAACTTAGCAGCGCCTACAGTTGACTGTTCTGGATTGAACCTATCAGTTACACCAAACTCTTTAGCGTTAGCGTCGATCTGTTGGAATAGACCACCAGCGCTGGAGTTAGGGTTCTTAGCAGCAGGGTTGCCACCAGATTCGATCTGAGCAGTACGCTCAAGGAATCCTTCAGGTAAGCCATACTCTTGCTCAATGCTACCAAAGTCTACACCAACAGCCTCAGCGATACGTCCGTTAGATGTTGTAGCCTCACCATTACTTAGTGCAGCCATTGTCTCAGCAGCGATTGCTTCATCTTCAGCATCTACAAGGTTGAAGTCGGCTGTAGTAAGGTCACGCACCTGAGAGCCAATGTTACCAAGGTTCTTAAGAGCATTAAACTTATAGACTGCATCACCAAGAACATCAACATTCTTTTCACCTATCTCAAGGTTCATAGCTGTTGGTTTCTCAGCAAGATAAGCATCACGGTTTGCTTCAATACCAGCTACACCAGCAGGGTCTTTTTCCTTAGAGGTAGCTATAGCAGCCTCGAATGCTGCCATCTTCTGTGTGTGTGTTGGTCCACCATGTACGAGCACAATGTTACCTTGGTCCATAGTAGGGACAAAACCCTGCTTTGAAGCCTCAGTTCTAAGCATCTCTACGTTAGTTGCTAGATCGCTAGTTAGGTTCTTAACCATAGTTGGTTCAAAGTTAGGGTCATGCTTTGCAGCTAGTGCATAGGCTTGTCCTTGGCTCTCAACGTTCTGCTTGTACCAGTTTTTACCAAGTACTAGTGGTGTGTCACCAGACTCAACTTGAGCTACAGTAAATGCAGCCATAGTAGCAGAAGCAAAACCAACGCCCCTCAGAGTCTCTGGGACTTCAGCATATACTTCACCAGCAGATGATGTACCACCCCAGACTTTAGCAAGCTCAGAGAAACCTGCGAATGAACGGTCACGCTCTTGCTTAGATAGGTTCTTAGCGGCCTGTATTGCACCGTCAAAGTTACCACCCTCATAGGCTTGCATTACAGCACCAACATCACCAACCAAAGAAGCAGTGACAGCAGCAGCAAGCCCCGGATTTCCTTTAGCAGCTAGGCTAATAGCATTGATCTTATCAAGAGGGACACCAGCTTCAATCATACCCAAGTATGCTTCGTTGTCTAGGCGCTTCTTGATCTGTGCAGGGTCAACTTCTTTAGTCAACCAAGTAAGCGTAGAGTCAAACTTACCAAACACTTGGTTCCTAACAGCGTCAGGCATTTGACCTAGTTCACCCTTAGTAACACCATAAGCACCAGCAATACGACCTGTCTGCATGTCCATGTAAGCAGCGCGGAAATCTCCCATAACAATAGCAGCATTATCACGAGTAAGTACAGTACCAGCTAGTTGTGGTATAGCAGCAGTGATACCTGTGTCGTCCAAGTTGATGGTAGCAGATGGGTTTAGCATCATGGACTCAACAGCATCAGTCATAGCAGTAGCAACTGTATCAGCGCCACCCTTCATGTTGGAGCCTTCGAGTGTCCACATCTCATTACGACGCTCAGCATTCATACCATACTGCTGTTTTTCCTCAACCAGTTGCTGTGCTTTAACCTGACGGCCCAGCCAACCAGCTTTTTGTTCAGCTAAGTACACCGCACGTTTGCCTTCATTTTCGATAGAAGCAGCAGTATTCGTCGCTAATGCACCAGAAGGAGAAGTCAGCCAGTTAGTGCGATTCTTCTCTTCAATTGAAACTTTAAGGTCTTCCTCTGCTAGGTTCTCGTTGCGTAAACTCTCAGCAGTACCCCCAGCCCAATCAGAAGCAGATGGGTTACGTGCACCAAATCTACGAAGGTCGCCCATATCTGCATCTGCAAGGCTTTTGTCAGGGTACATGTCCTGCCACAAAGCAGCATTACGTTCATCCTCAGAGGGCGCACGTCCTGCTGGCTTGCCTCCTGATGGTAACATGCTTGAGAGACTGGACAATACGCCCAGCCCCCCTGCATCACCACCTTGTGCTTGTACGAAACCAACACCGCCGTTTAGTTGTGGAGCGAATCCAGCCATTACTTATTCCTCTTTATTAATGTCACGAGTTGACTCGTGCTGTAAGATTCTAATGGACAGATTGTCCACGATTGTTCCCCCACTACGACTAACTTCTGTGTCTACAACAAGCTGCTCATGTGGTGATAAGCTGTGTTGTACCAAAGCTATGTTCTGAATGGTTTGATGTGCACCACCATAATCCCCACGCTGCATCATAGAGTTTGCGTTGTTCCATTCTTTCTGTACCTTCTTAATTGTGCTAGACAAGAAGACCTTCTCAAGTTTTGCCATGTTCCCATAAGAGAACGCAGCAGAGTGAGCTTCTAAAGGAACACCAAGAGCAATAAAGATACCCTCCATGTCTGTCAGCTTATCATCTAGCAAAGCGTTGTCCTTCGTTAGATACTGACCAACCTTGAATGCCATATAAGCATTGTAGGCTTGGTTGCCAGTAGAGAAGGTACGACCAAAGCGTCCAAGGCTTTCACCAAGATCACTGAAGTCACCAGTAGTAACGCCTTTAGCCATGCTCTTAGCACCACCAAGGAGAACACCAAGAGCTTCACCACCAACTTCGAGGCTAGGGCCACCAAGTGTAGTAAAGATGTTGTTCTCAGCCATGTCTTTCATCATCATGAAGATGTTGTCACCAGAACCTAAACGTGAGGATAGGTTTGTACTAGTACCAGACATTTCAGACAGAAGATAATCCATAGTGCCACGTTTAAGCAGCGTATAGTTCTCTTCAGAAAGATCATTACCAAAGCGGTAGTTGTAGTATTCCATAGCTGTGTTAGCAACACCCCAACCACTAGCGCCAAAGACGACAGTGTGTGTGGCAGCAAGTCTTAGCTTCTCAGGTGTAGTCAGGACGCTCTTGCCACCCATAGTGCCAGCGAAGAGAGCTTCGTTGATACGGAAGGAGTAGGACAGGAACTGAGCGAATGGTAGCTTATCGAATCCGATACGACTTACACCAGACATAGACTGAGTTAAAGTATCCTGACGGTTCATGATCCACTTTACACCATGTTGTGAGCGTGGTACACGTGTTGGGAACTGAGAGACATATTCAAGGTAAGCTGTATTCCAAGCAGAAGTACGAGCAACTAGCTCCCCCTCGTTAAAGAATACACGGCCTTTCTCACGAACCTTACCAACACCCTTACCAAGAATGCTTGATGCTGTAGCAGCGTCTGAGCCAAACTCAGCTAGAGATACACCAATAGTTGAACGTCCGTAGTCTTTGAACATACCAACCATATCAACAAACTGATCACCAGTGATACCACCAGCACGACCAACAGTCTCCCCTAGCTTCTTAATAACAGCAGGGTCGCCATTATATAGAGCAAAACGAACAGGTCCGTATAGTACAGAACCTTGGATACCTTTAACACCACCAACAGCTACAATGTTAATAGCCTGTGAAGCCTGAACATAAAGCTGTGCAGGGTTGAACATGCCCAACTTAGCGTCAAACGTGAAGCCACGAAGAGCAGTTAGGGGGTTGGTAGATGCCATGTCAGCAGCCCAGTTAGCAGACTTCTGGAAGCCCTTGCCATATAGATAGTCACCAATGCCACCCATGAATGAGTTCCACTGAGCATCTCCAAGGCCACCACGATCAAGACGAGCTAGAATCTTCTGTTGCTCAAGAGCAAGTTTAGAACCTTCGCCCTTAATGTCACGAATCTTAGCCTTAGCAAGTTTCTGACGTAGTGTCAGGCCCTGTAGTTCAGCAGCATTCTCAAGTACGTTGTTGCGGATAGCAGACTTGAGCAAGCCATTGATTGAACGTGCAGCATAAGCTCTGAAGCTCTGGTTAGCAATCATCTCAGTGCTAGACTTCTGCATAGCCTCAAGAGGCGACAGTACGCGGTTCTGCTTGCCACCATAGCCCATAAGAACAGAGTTCCTACGAGACTGTGGGTTAAGTGCCCGCATGTCCATAGCGCGGTCAAGTGTCATACCACCAAAACCACCAGCTACATCAGCGTCAATAATGTCTTCACCATGACGAACGAAGTCAAACTTCTCCGCAAGGTTCACACCAGACTCATCAGCCCACTTGAGTAGTTGGTCTACGTTGTGAACACTAGGGTTCCAAGCAGAGTGAGCAGCTACTACAGCGTCAGCCTTAGCATTGCCACGAAGGGTTGCTACTGCTGTGTTGTCGAATTTAGAACCTAGACGAACACCAAGGTCATCAATGATCTTATTCAGTTGTGAGATAGCAGCCTGAGCTTCATCAACAGTGCGGACACCCATTGCAGTCAGTGGAGAGACCTTGTGGACAGAGCCATCGGCCATAACCTTAGTACGGTTCTGCTTAACCCAGAAGTTGATCTCACCATTCTTATACATACGTGTACCACCAGAGTTCCTAGCAAGAATGTCGGAGTGGTATAGCTTACGTGTTGGGATGTCGTCACCAGTGATATACATTGTCTGTGTACCATAGATGTCTTGGTCAGGGTCGTAGTTTCTGAAGACAGTTTGTTCTGGTGGTAGCTCATCACGAGAGACCATCTTACCAGACTTACTATCATACACTTTGGCGGTAGCAGGGACATCAGCAGAGCGTAGGGGTACTACACGATACTGGTTGTCCATTACTACTACACCATCAGAAACCTGCTTCTTAAAGAACACGTCAGCTTGGATGAATGCTTCAACGTCACGAGCCTCTTGCAC